ATGTCCGTCGCGAGCGTCAGACGAGCCGCGAAGGAGAGTGTCTCGGGGTTGCCCCGGGCCTTCTGGTGGCTGTGGGCCTCCACGCTCGTCAACCGGCTGGGCGCCTTCGTCTCCATCTTGGTCCCTATTCGCTAGACCGTACGAACGGCAGTTTCGTACGGTCGCTCGAAGAAGGGGGCCGTATGAATCTTTCGGGGGTCCGTAACCTGCGCGAAAGCCTCGCGGGGCTGCGTGCGGGGCTGTACGCGCGGAAGAGCGCGTACCAGGGCAACAAGAAGAGCAAGGGGCGGTCGGTCAAAGAGCAGCTCGATATCGGGCGTGCGACCTCTGATGACCTCGGGACGACCGTCGTCGAAGAGTTCGTGGACGACGACCGATCCGCGTCGAGCTACCGCACCCGGGAGCGCGAAGACTTCGAGCGGATGATCGAGTGGATCGAGGCCGGGCGCCTCGACATCGTGATCGCGTGGGCGTCGACCCGGTTGCAGCGCGATCTCGCGGTCTATGCCCGGCTGCGCGATGCCTGCATCCGGAACGGCGTGCTCTGGTGCTACGGCGGCAAGGTCTACGACCTGTCGAACAAGGATGACAAGTTCCGGACGGGCCTGGACGCGCTGATCGGCGAGCGCGAGGTCGACGAGCTGCGCGACAACCTCATGCGGACGCTGCGCGCGAACGCCATCAACGGACGTCCGCACGCTCAGGCCGCATACGGGTACCGCCGCGTGTACGACGAGCGCACGGGGCTCTACATCTGCACGGTCAAAGATGAGACCGAGGCACCGGTCGTCCGAGAAATTATCCTCGGCGTCGGTGCCGGCAAGGCGTCGGCCAGCCTCGAAAGGCAGTTCAACACGGGGGGCGTCACACCGCCCACCCGGTATTGGACCAAAGGGCAGGTCACGCGGCTGGCGGAGTGGCGGCCGGGCCTCCGCGACAACGAGACGATTCACCCGTCGTGGCTCGCTCGGATCGAGGATGCAGTCGACCTCCGACAGGAGGCACGCGACCGCCTCGACGCTGGCGAAACGCCGGTTGATGTCGCGCGGGACTTCAACGAGCGCGTCGAGCCGCTCATCATGGCGCGCTGGATCTCCGCGACGATCACGGCTTACGCGACGGATGTTCGTTACATCGGCTCGCGCACGCACCACGGCAAGGTGACCCACGAGGATGCGTGGCCGGCGATCGTCTCCCTAGCTGAGCATGTGCAGGCCGTCAGCGTGGTCAAGGCGCGCAAGGAGAAGCGATCGTTCAACATGCGTCCCGGGCGGGCAACTCACTGGCTATCGGCGATCATGATCTGTGACATCTGCGAAATCCGGGTGAACTCCGATCGTCAGCATGGGCTGCCGCGGTACTCATGCGCAGAGCCCGGCCCCGAGGGCGTGAAGGGATACCACGCGAGCGCGCAGGTTTCGATCGTCGATCCGTACGTGCAGGACAGGCTGTTCGCGTGGCTTGCATCCCCAGACTTCGCCAGGGCGTACGCGAAGGGCGACAAGGAAGTGCTTCAGGCGATGGAGGAAGCCGAAGCCGAGGCGAAGCTCTTGCAGGAGCAGCTCAACGAGTTCTACACGGAGGCGGGCGCCGGCCGCCTGTCGGCTCAGGGCCTGGCCGCGGTCGAGGCGGACATACTTCCGCGGATCGAGGCGGCGCAGAAGCGCGCTCAGTCCATGGCCATCCCGCCGGCGGTGAAGGATCTCGCGGGCGCGACGGTGGATGAGATCAGCGAGGCGTGGAAGCACCTCGACCTCTCGCAGAAGCGGATGATCGCCGAGGCGCTGATCGAGGTTCGCCTCAAGCCGCAGGGACGGCAACGTGATCCGGCGGTGCAGACCTTCGTAGCTGTGATCCCGAAGGTGCACCTTCGCCCGAAGAAGGTTCCGGGCACGGCTCCGGTGGCGCCAGCCGCGTAAGGCGCCGAAGACAAGAGAGGGCCGCACGGCGACATGCCGTGCGGCCCTCGGTGTTGCTGATCAGTCGCGACGCTCGTCGTTGTCTGATCCGGAATCTTCACGTCCGGGCTGGGGGGCAAGTCCGTTGAGGGCATGTTCGAGGCCGGCGGCACCTGTTGTGGTGATGTGCCGTCGGTCCATGGCTATGGTCAGTCCGTCCTCGGTCGCGCGGACGACTGCGATTGCTCCGGTGTCGAGTTGAGTGCGAGTGACGCGGATCAAGGTGGTTGCCCCCCTGTTGGCATGACGGGACCCCTTCTCGAACATGCGTCCGATACAGGGCCCCGGTCAGCCTACCCCGGGCAACACCGCAGGTCACGCAGCATGAGCGGGGCGTTTACGACGACGTTCAATCGTCCTCCGCTAGTTCCCGCGGCAGCTCGCCAGCGGCCCACTTCCTGAGCAGCGTTTCGACCTTCGGCATGTCCTTGCGGCCGGTGCCGGGCGCGTGCACGACGACGACGGTCGCCTCGGAGGTGCTCGCGCCGAACGGGTCGTCGGCTATGAGTCCACAGTATTGCTGGGCTGCGGCTATGCGCACCTCCCTTTCGGACCTCCCGATCGCCGCGGCCACTGCGCCTACGACTCCGGGTTCGAGATGGATCGACTGATCTTGGGCAATTCGGTGCAGGGTGGTGTAACCCACCATTACCCCCGTCGTCGGATCGACCGCGCGCTCGGCGAGCTTGCGATACGAGAGCCCGGTCTCTTCTTTCGCGGCACGCAAGAGGTCCCCGAAGGGGGTGCCGTAGGGGGTGCCGGTCTCCGACACGTTCTCACTCCGCTCTGTTGCAAAACTCGAACATTCTCATCTAACCAGCCATAGCGTCGCGTGGCACAGCCAACAAGTGCGTTGACGTGCACTTTTCCAAGACTTAGCGTTGCGGTTGTTCGACATCTGCAACAGCCGGACAGGCGCTTTCGTGTGCTTTGCGCCCTTGGCTGTTCGAGTTCTAGAACAGACCGGAGGGGGACCGTGACGACCACACAGACACCGCCCGAGCCTCGCGAGGACGCGCGGCCGACGCCCGAGCAGATCGACTTGATCCGCCGTGTTCTCGCCCCCCACATCCACAGGGCCAGGCGCGAGCGCACCGTCGAGCACCCGTCCGCAGCATGAGGAGTCAGCACATGAACACGGTGGAGTTTCTTGGCCCGCCGCCCAAGCAGCGCAACACTAAGCACGCCCAGATCGCGGCCGAACTGCGCGCGCACCCCAACGTGTGGGGAGTGGTGCAGAAGCCGACGACGATCGCCCGCGCAGCATCCGCCGCGCAGGCGATCCGCACAGCCCGGCTCACCGCGTACGAACCGGCCGGATCCTTCGAGGCAGTTGCCCGCACGGTCATCGTGGGTGGGGCCGCCGAGTACCGCGTCTACGCCCGATTCATCGGGGGGCACCAGTGACAGCGACTGTGACACCGACGGGTGTCGTCGTCGCCCCGGCCGGCCTCGATCGCGAGCAGTGGCTCACTGTGCGGCGCACGGGAATCGGCGGCTCCGAGATCGCTGCGGTACTGGGCATGAGCAAGCACGCGTCGCCGTACGAGGTGTACCTCGACAAGCGCGGCGAGCTGCCGCTCGACCGCCCGCAGCCAGCCGAGCTCGCCGAGGCCGCGTTCTGGGGACACGCACACGAGCCGACGATCGCCAGCGTTTTCGCGGAACGGACCGGTCTCCGTGTCGTCGAGGGCCCGGGGACACTCGCCCATGTCGAGCGTCGATGGATGCTCGCCAACCTCGACCGCGCCGTGATCGAACGGGGGAAGTCATCCCCGTCCAGCCTGCTGGAGATCAAGACGAGGTCCGCCTATCAGCTCGACGAGTGGCTGCTCAGCGTCCCCGATCAGCCGGCCCTACAGACCCATTGGTACTTGGCCGTGACCGGCTATCAGCACGCGTACGTCGCTGCCCTGCTCGGCGGAAACCGGCTGATCGTGCATCGTGTCGAGCGTGACGAGCAGCTCGTCGAGCACCTCGTCGAGATCGTCGGCCAGTTCTGGCAGGGCGTTCTCGACGGCACCCCGCCGCCGGTGGACGGATCCGAGGCAACCGCGGATCTGCTCGGGCACCTCTACGACGTCCAGGCCGATGCCGTGACCGTGGCTGATCCGGCCGAGCTTTTGCCCCTGCTGGAGCGTCGGCGTGAGTTGAAGGCGCGCGAGGCCCGGACCGCCAACGAGCTGCGCGAGGTCGACAACCGGTTGAAGTCGATGGCCGGCGAGGCCGAGGTCGTCACGGTGCAGGGCTCGACCGCCTACACCTACCGGCAGAACGGCCCACTTTCGCAGAAACGTTTCATCGCCGCGCACCCGGATCTCGCACGGCAGTACACGCACCGCGTCGATGCGCTCAACACGAAGCGCCTCGCCGCTGAGCACCCCGACGAGTTCCGGGCCCACCGCGCCCGACGCCTCGTCGTCCCGAACCAGGAGACCGCAGCATGAGCAACACCCTTGCCGCGCGTGTCGCCCAGCGCGCCAACACCCGTGCAACCGCCGCCCAGCCTGCCCAACGCCCGGCCAGCCTCGTTCAGTTCGTCGAGACGATGCGCCCGCAGATCGAGCGCGCTCTGCCCGGCCACATGGGAGGCGCCGACCGGATAGCCCGGATCGCGCTCACCGAGCTCCGGCGCGTCGAGCACCTCGCCGAGTGCAGCCGCGAGTCGTTCGCCGGCGCCCTGATGACCTGCTCGGCCCTCGGCCTCGAACCCGGCGGGGTGTCGGGCGAGGCGTACCTGCTCCCCTTCTGGAACAAGCGCGTCCGCTCGTACGAGGTACAGCTCGTCATCGGCTATCAGGGCATGATCAAGCTCTTTTGGCAGCACCCGCTCGCCGCCGGCCTCGACGCGCGCCCTGTCTATGAGGGCGACACCTTCGAGTACGAGTACGGACTCGAACCGAGGCTCCGGCACGTACCCGGTCGCGGACCAAGGGGACAAGCCACCCACTATTACGCCGTCGCACGGATGGCGAACGGTGGAAACGCGTTCGTCGTTCTCAGCGTCGAGGACGTCGAGGCAATCCGCAAGCGCAGCAAGGCCCGCGACTCGGGGCCCTGGCAGTCCGACTATGACGCGATGGCGTGCAAGACCGCCATTCGTCGGCTATTCAAGCTGCTGCCGAAGTCCGCCGAGCTCGCGCGTGCCGTGGCGCACGACGAGACCGTGCGACGCGATGCCTCCCCCGAGGGTCTCGACATGCCCGGCGAGTACATCGAGGGCGAGATCGTCGAGCAGTCGGCGCACCAGGGCGGCGAGCAGATCACGGTCGAGAACGTGCCCGAGGAGTCCGCCGGCTGGCCCGATGCCGCTGTGTCGGCCGCCGGATGAGTCACTCGCCGGCCCTCAACTTCCGGTGCCGGCACTGGGACGGGCAAGCCCGCCGCTACTGCGGCGCCCCGCGCGCCCGCCGTTACCTGCCGGGCTACCGGTGCCCTCTCCATACCCCCTCGGCCCTCGCCGGCCGCCCCGAGGCCCCCGAATCTCCCTCCCGCATGCGTACGTAAGGAGCATCCCCCGTGGCGTGGCTCAAGATCGACGACTCCAGCCACATGCACCCGAAGTTCCTCGCCGCGGGTAACGCTGCGTTGGGCCTGTGGCTGCGCTGCGGCGCCTACTCGGCCCAGCATCTGACCGAGGGGCACGTGCCGGGCGTTGTGGTCAAGCAGTACGGCACAGCCCCGCAGGCCCGCAAGCTCGTCGCTGTCGGTCTGTGGCACGAAGCCGGCCACGACTGCTCGCGCTGCCCTCAGCCGGTGGACGGCGACTTCATCGTGCACGACTTTTTCGAGGGTGGCCGGAACAGCACTCGCGCCCAGGTCGAGGCCGCCCGTGCTGCCGCCGCAGAGCGCAAGGCCAAGAGCCGAACACGCTCGATTCGCCCTCGGATCGACGACGAATCGGCCGCGGATCACGAGCGAAACGAGCCCGGATCGTCGACGAATCACGAGCGAAACGCACCCCAGTTTCAGGAAGGATCCGCAGGTCAAGAGGGTGCGTCACACCGTGACACCGTCGAGGGCGTCACAGGCCCCCAAGCCAGCACCAAGCCAAGCCCTTCTACTTCCTACGGAAGTAGAAGGGAACAAGCTAGCCCCGACAACGGGCCGCGGATCGCTGAACCCGTACGCCCCCTCGTCGAGGCCATGACCGCCGCTGGCATGGCCGTCTCATGGGAACTCGCCCCCGCCGAGTGGGTCCTGCTACAGGCCCTGATCGAGCGCTGCGGCGTGCAGATCCTCGTCGACCACGCCGGCGGATCCTGGCAGGCCGCCCGCACCCGCCCCCGCTCCGCGCGCTACTTCCTCGCCGGCTGGCGCTCCCTCCCCTCCATGCCCACCCACACGCCCACCTCGACCGGCCCCGGCGCGACCGTCGTCGCCCTCCGCACCGCTCGGCCCTCCACCACCGATCAGCGCGTGCACGACGGCCTCGCCCTCGCCGCCCGACTCCGCGAACAGGAGAACGCATGACACCCGCAGACGCCGCCGAGCTGCTCGCCCTGGCCGCCGCGTTCGACCGCCGCACCATCGGCGAGGCCGACGCCCACGCATGGGCCCGCGCCCTGCGCGACATCCCCCTCGACCGCGACACCCGCACCGCCGTTGCCGAGCACTACGCCCGAACCGAGCAGTGGATCACCCCCGCCCGCGTCCGAGAGGTCCGTGCACGGATCCGCGAGACCCGCATCGGGGACGCCCACCCGGTCTACGACGGCACTCCCGGCGAGACCGGCGCGCAGTTCGTCGAGCGCCGGCGTGCACAGATCACCGCCGCCGCCGACGGAACCCTGCCCGCCCGCACCATCACACAGGCCATAGGTGCCGGCCCCCGCCGTGACGTCCTCGCCCTGGCCGCCGCCGTCGGCCATGCGGTCGACGCCCCCGAGCGCCCATACATACCGACCGCCATCGTCGAGCAGCTCGCCGAGCAGGGATTCGGCGCCCGCCGCAAAGCCTTCCCCGAGCTCACCGTCGAATGCCCGCTCCACACCTGCCGCGCCCGCAAGGGCTCACCCTGCAAGGCCCCCAGCGGGCGCGAACTGCGCGAGCACACCCACGACCTACGGCAACGCGCCTACACAGAGCACGTCTCCCACGTGATGAGCCAGCCGCCCGCACCACGCACCACACGCGCCCGCCACACCGCAGGAGGCCGCCGATGATCCCGCCCGCCGCCCGCGCAGCCATCGCCGCCCACCTCACGGACGACCTCGACGTGCACCCACACCTCGCGACCCTCGTTGTCGCCAGCCTCGCCGACCGCCTCGCCGCCGAGGGATGGCACATCACAGACACCCCGCCCGCGCGACCGGTCGCGCCTCGCGCGCGGGAGGAGGGCCGGACCCATAGGGGCCTTGCCCGTCGCCTGTTCCCCCGCCGTACCTGGACGAACGGAGACCCCTCATGAGCCGCCGTACCCGAGCAGCCGACCGCGAGCTCGGCCGTATCCGCCGCCGCGAGTCCCTCGCCGTCCTGCTCGCCCGCGCCGACCGGCTGCTGCCCGCCGAGGCCGACCTGCTGCGCGTCCTTGTCGAGGCCGAGCTCGCCGCCGCCGACCGGGCACGGCGCACCGCCGGTGGACAGACGGCCGCCGTCAGCCGGCTGCGCGCCAGGGTCGAGGCGGCCGACGCTGCGATCGTCGAGACCGAGGCCGACCGTGACCGGGCGCAGCAGGCGCTCGACGAGCTGCGCGAGCGGCACCGGGGCGTCGAGGCGGTGTACGTCGAGCACCTCGCCGCCGCGGCCGTGCTCGCCGACGCGCTCAGGGACTCGCTCGGCGGCTCCGACTGGCACCTCGCAGAAACGATCCGTCGTGTGTGCACCGGCGCGATCACCCCGCGGCAGGCACTCGCCGCGACCGCACACTGAACCACCCGAGGGGGACCACTCATGACCAGCGCCATCATCGTGCGCCGCGAGACCGTCGAGGCGCTGCGCACCATCCGTGAACTGTGGGGCGAGCTGCTGCTTGCGATCGAGACGCCGCCGGCGGACGTGTGGCCCCCGCGGCAGCTCGCGCACACCATGCGCGACGACGACGCCCTGCTCGTCGAGACCCGGGCGCCCCTGGTGTTGCGCGAGCACCCGGCCCCGCTCAACCTGCGCGCCCTCGACACCGGCCTCGCCATCGAGGGCCGGCTGTTCGACCTCGCCGACCTGCTCGCCGCCCAGGCGCAGCAGCACGCCCCCCTCGGCGACCCTCGCCGGTGGATGTACCGCAGCGACACCTCGCCGGGCAGCAGGGCCTATGGGCTGCACTGGGCGTGCACGTGGGTCGAGGGGCGCGTGCTTGACGAGGACACCACCCCCGAGCACGACCTCGACGGCACCCTCGCCGAGGCGCCGTTCGCCCCGCTGTCCGAGGCGCTGCTGCGTGAGGCGCGCGGCGTCGCCCGGTGGTGCGAGGGCCGGCTGCTGGCCGAGCTCGGCCTCGACCAGCGCGAGACCCCGGTGCCCGACCGGCCGTGCCCTTGGTGTGGGGGCGAGCTGACCCTGCACACCGGGCCCGAGCAGGGGCCGGCCGTGACCTGCTCGACGGGGCCGGCCTGCTCCGCGCCCGTGGCGTTGGACGGTTGGGGGCGGCGCGTGTGGGAGTGGGGCGACCTGCTCGACCTCGTCGCCGCGCTCGGCACCGGGGGGACGGCCGTCGGGGCGCCGATCGCCGCCTAGGCCCAACCTCGTTGCCATGCCGGGTAGTTGGTGGCGGGAGTCACACCCGCCGAGATGAACTCAGTTCACGCTCTCACTTGTGAACCTGGTTCATCTCGGCCTATGGTGATCTCGTTCCGCCGGTCTCCACCCGGCGCCCGTCCAGCAAGGGAGCAACCCCCATGCAGATCACCATCCCTCCGTACCCGATCGACGAGGACCACGCGCCGCTACTGCTCGACATCACCCTCGCCGAGACCTCCCGGGCGGCTGACATCGCCGAGGGCGACGTGATCCTCGGCGCGGTCGACGAGCAAGGGCGGGTCGACTACTTCAACGACTACTACCGGGCCGCACCGATGCCGTACGACCCGACGTGCGGCTGCGGCGTCTGCTACCTCGCCGCCAACGACGAGGGGCCGGTCGTGAACCTGGGGAACGACAACCCTTGGGACACCTGCGACCCCCACCACGCCGACGCCCGGCTCGTGATCATCCGAGCCGCACACCTCGCCTAGCCACCCGCCGGGGCCGCCCCACCCGGGCGGCCCCACGCCCGATCCGCCAACCACCCGCCCTTGCGCGGGCGTTGGTGGCGCGGATCACACCCTGAACATGAACTAGGTTCACCCATTCTCTTGTGAACCTAGTTCATGTCGGCATAGAGTCGATCACGCACCGCCGGTCTCCACCCGGCACCCAACTAGCAATGGGAGCAACCCCCATGGAGCAGAACACCGAGGCCAACGTCGTACGGGTCGCCATTCGCGCCCACCGCGCACCGGGCGGCGGCCGAACTCGCCTGCTGGCCTACGTTCACACCAACTGCACGTGCCGCCTCGCCTCGACCCTCGTTGGCACGTTCGACAACCTCGCCGAGGCCGAGGCACTCGCGGCCGGGGCAACCCCCGAGCGCTTCCGACACTGCACGAAGTCCACCCCCATCCGCGAGCAGGCGCCCACCGTCGAGGCCCCCGTCGCTGAGGACCAGGAGCAGCCCAAGCGGGATGAGCCCTCCGACACCTGGACGATCACTAACCGCGCCGGTGTCGAGATCGCTCGGGTCGAGGGGGCTACGGCCGAGGACATGACCCAGGCGGCCGAGGCCCTGCCGAAGGTGCGCGCCACGATCCGGCGTGAGGGCGGGTTCACCCGCCGCCGCCTGTGGGTGTCCGAGCTGACGCCCGCGGACGTCGAGCAGGCGCCGACCGAGGTCGAGGCCGAGCAGCAGCCGGTCGCCGAGGTCGAGCGGCGCGTCGTCGAGGGCGTTGTCGTCAAGCATGCCGGGACCACCGAAGGGAGTTGGCCCCGCCACGCCACGCACCCCGACGCCATCGCCGCCCGTGCCGTCCTGCGTCCGCTCAAGCCCGCCACCCTGGCCGACCACACCGACACCACCGACCGCGCCGACGAGGTCGACACCAGCGTGCGGGGATACATGGTCGTGCCCCGCGGACGGGGGCGCGTCGCCGCGTACTGGATCGAGGGCGGACAGGACACGTTTCGAGGTGAGCCGCACGCCGTCGAGTTGAAGATCCTGCGGCAGAAGTTCCTCGACGCCGGTTGGCGCGTCGAGCCGAAGAGCCGCACCTGCGTGTTCGCATGGCGCCCGGCCGAGGACAGCACGGGCGAGACCCCGCACCAGGCCGACGCAGCATGCCAGGAGGCCGGGCGCGCGCTGCGGGCGCGGCGCCGGGCGCAGCAGCCGGCCCCCGCCCTGGCCTGCCAGCACGGCACGTCTCCCCGTCCGGACGTGAGCGGTAACCCGGTCGCGGCGTGCGATGGGCGGGCGCCGGGGGTCCGGGGTGGCGTGTGGTCCGACGAGGGGTGCGTGTACTCCGACGATTGCTTGGTCGACGCGGCGAACGAGTGCGCACGCCTGAATGCGGAGGAGGAGCCTGCCGAGGAGCCGCTGCACTCCTGGCACCGGATGTGCCCGGAGCACGACGAGCAGACGCTCGACGAGTGCGAGGAGTGCAACGCAGTGCCGACCGAGCAGGCTGAGGAGCCCGAGGGCGAGGTCGAGGTCGAGGAGGCCCCGGAGGCGGGCGGTACGTGGCGTAGCGGCTGGATGGCGGCCGAGCGGCGGGTGACGGAGGGGGCGTTGTTCGATCTCGGCGACGGGGTCGAGCAGGGGCTGCTCTTCCAGTAGGCCCGACACCCGCATGAACTAGGTTCACACACCTTCTTGTGAACCTAGTTCATGTCGGCGTATGCTGATCTCGTTCTCGCCGGTCTCCACCCGGCACCCAACGAGCACGGGAGCAACCCCCATGCAGATCACCAAGTACGCCGTCATGAGCGCCGGTACCCCGCACTACGGCGCCCGCAGCGTCGACGGCGCGCCGGTCATGCTGTGCGGCACCAGCGCGGCGAACCTCTGGCGCACCGAGAGCGAAGCTCGCATGTGCCAGCAGTGCGAGCGGGCGCACGCCGTGTTCGTGGCCGGTCCGGTCGAGCGCGAGTTGCGCCTCGCCGCGGGCGCCAAGGGCGGTGTGGGGCACCTGCTGATTCCCGGTGAGTCCCGCGGCTACTGCGGCAAGGGTCTCGGCGAGCAGGTCGCGACCGGCAAGCGGGTGTGCAAGAACTGCACTCGCGTCGCCGAGGGCCTCGACGCCTTCTCGGCCGTGACCCCTGACCTGATCACGAAGCGCTTCGCGGCACTCGGCGAGCAGCTCGACGTCGAGGTACCGGATGCCCCCGACGCGTTCCGCACGGCCGAGCCTGCCGCCATGGCTGAGCAGCTCGGCACGCTCGGCGATCTGCCCGACACCCTGCTCGCCGCCGACGAGCAGCCGGTCGTCGAGGACGCCGCGGGTACGTGGCGCGACGAGTGGATCATTGAGGGGCAGCAGACCCTCGCCGGCCTCGCCGACGAGCAGGGCGCCCTCTTCGCCTGATGACCGCCGCCCGCCTCGGACTGGCCGGGGCGGGCCCTCTTCACCCAAGGAAGCCCCATGGCCACGCGAGACGACAAGACCCAGCAGGCGCGCGAGGAGATCGAGGCGAGCCTGAAAGACGATCCGCTCGCGCGGGACATCCTCGCTGTTCTCAGGAAGCACAAGGCGGCCGAGCGTGCACACGCGACCGCGGTCGCCGTCCGCCGGGAGGGGGCCCGCCAGGTGGCAGGCGCCGACGTCGTAGACGCCGAGGCGGCCGAGCACCTGACACTCGCCGAGGTGGCGCGGATCCGTGCGGCGTACAAGGTGGCCGAGGCTGCTACGCCGCGGGTGATCCTTGAGGAGGATGCCAAGGGGCGGCCCGCGAATCACATCGCGGCCGATCTGGGCCTGTCCGCTTCGTACGTGAGCCGCTTCCTGCGCGAGCACAAGGCCGCCGAGCAGCCGAAGAAGTAGAGCGGGCCCGCCCTGCGTCTCCACCGCATGACGGGCCCTCGCCCTAGGCGCAAGCGGGAGCAACCCCCGCCCGCGGATGTGGGCGCAGACAGCCTATCCCGGACCCGCGGCCGAACAGACTTGCGCCGTTATCGATCTGTGACCTAATGTTGGTCGTGCCTCCGGCGTGCCCGGAAACTCTGACCCCCTCACCCGAACGCCCCGTCGCCCCCCTCGGCGACGGGGCGTTCGCCGTTCCCCCGGGAGGTGAGCGCGTGGCCGAGCCGATCACCGACCGGGACCGCGCAGAGGTTCGCCGGCTCCACGCCGAGGGCAAGACCCGCAACGCCATCGCCCGGGAGACCGGGCGCAGCGCTGCGACCATCTCGAAGATCGCCGCGCAGGAAGGGCTCGCCTTCTCCGGCGGCGCCCGGGTCGCAGCAGCGACCGAGGCGCGGCGCGCCGATGCTGCCGCACGCCGCGAGCAGCTTGCCGAGGACTCCCTCGACGCCGCTCTGCGCCAGGTCGAGCAGACCGTCGGCGCCGACTCCGCTCGCGACGCTCGCGACCGCGCCACCGCCGCGCGCGCCCTGACCGAGGTGCACGCCCGCGTCTCCGAACTCGCTCGCCAGAGCGGGACCGGTAGCGCCGGTGGCTCGATGCTCGACCGCCTCGCCGACGCCCTGCTCGGGCCGGCCGGAGGTGATGACAAGGGGGTGTAGTGGCCTCGCCCCTCCCCCTGTCTGACAAGCAACTGCGCTCGATCCGGGAGTCGTTCAGCGCCCGCGTTTCCGTCTGGCACGGCAGCGTTCGCTCAGGCAAGACCATCGCGAGCCTGCTCGCTTTCCTTCTGTCCGTCCGGCGCGCGCCGGCAACGGGCCTGATCCTGCTGTGCGGCCGTTCGCTGCAAACGATCGAGCGCAACATCATCGAGCCGCTGCAAGATCCCGGGCTGTTCGGCTCGGACGTCACCTCGGAGATCCGGCACACCCGCGGCGCCACCGTCGCCAGCATCATGGGCCGCACGGTCCATCTGATCGGCGCCTCGGACGCGCGAGCCGAGGGCAGGCTGCGCGGCGCCACCGCCTCACTGGCGTACATCGACGAGACGACGCTCGTCCCGGAACCGTTCTTCGTACAGCTACTCGCCCGCCTGTCCGTGCCCGGGGCGAGACTGCTCTGTACGACGAACCCGGACTCGCCGGCCCACTGGCTCAAAGCGCAGTATCTCGACCGGGCCGACGAGCTCGACCTCGCCCAATGGCACTTCAAGCTCGCCGATAACCCGAGCTTGAGTGAGGCGTATGTCGCCGCCCTGTCGGCGGAATACACCGGGCTTTGGCGCCGGCGGATGATCGCCGGCGAGTGGGTCGTCGCCGAGGGCTCGATCTACTCCATGTGGGACGAGCAGCGGCACGTCGTCAACGACGTGCCAGAGCTGCTCCGGACCTGGGTGGGTGTGGACTACGGCACGGTGAACCCCTTCGCCGCAGTGCTGCTCGGCCTCGGCGTCGACGGCCGCCTGTACGCGGTGAGCGAGTGGCGTCACGACTCCCGTGCCGCGCACCGGCAGATGACCGATGCGCAGTACAGCCGAGCCGTCCGCGAGTGGCTGAGTGAGCGGAACGACGTCCAGCCCGAGTGGACGTTCGTTGACCCCTCGGCCGCAAGCTTCAGCACGCAGCTTTGGGCGGATGGGCACCCGAACATCGCGCGTGGCGATAACAGCGTGCTTGACGGCATCCGGTCCGTGTCGAACGCCCTCGAAGCGGGTGCCCTGCTCGTCCACCGCTCGTGTGCCGGCCTGCTCCAAGAGTTCCCCTCGTACGTCTGGGACGACGCTGCGGCGGCCCGCGGTGAAGACCGGCCCGTGAAGATCGGCGATCACTCGCTCGACGCCCTGCGCTACGCGGTCCACAGCACCGCCCACGAATGGCGCCACCTGCTCACGCAGGCCGCGTAACCACATCACCACCGCCCCGGCCGCCCCGGGGAGGGGCGCCGCGGGTCTGCATGCGCAAGGGGGCACCTATGCGTTCCGATTGGCCCGACCGGTTCCTCGACAAGGTGACCCGGACTGCCGGTTGCTGGACATGGACCGGCTCGGTCAAGCCCAACGGCTACGGGCAGTTCAGGGTCGGGAAACGGGTCCGAACTGCGCACCGGGTCGCATACGAGCTCGCGCACGGGGAGATACCCGACGGCCTCGTGATCGACCACCTGTGCCGCCGGCGCGACTGCGTCCGGCCTGATCACCTCGAAGCAGTAACCCAGCGGATCAACGTGCGGCGCGGCATCAGTTCCGCAGCCCACCGCGCCCGCCAAACCCACTGCTGCCGCGGGCACGCATTCGACGCCGCCAACACCTACGTAGCGCCCAACGGCACCCGCAAGTGTCGGCGGTGCCGTGCCACAGCGCAGGACCGCGCACGACGACGTCGGCAGGAGGTGACTCGTGTCCTTGCCTGAGAACGGCGCCCCCTGGCCCCCGCCGCACCTCGCCCGGACGCATGCCGAGCTGCGTATCGACGATGCTTGGTACTCCGGGGATCACGACAAGCTCGCCGCCGTCTACCGCAACAACACCACCCGTGGGGACGGGCGCCCCCGTCTGTGGGGCCGACGGCCCTCGCAGCCCGGGAAGCGCGACGCCCGCCTGCACATCCCCCTCGCCGGCGATATCGCGAGCACGTCCGCCGACCTGTTGTTCAGCGAACCGCCGACCTTCACCGTCACCGACAGCACAACGCAGGACCGGCTCGACGAGCTCACCGAGGCCGCAGGAGTCGCGAATACGTTGCTTGAGGCGGCCGAGGTGTGCGCCGCGCTGGGCGGCGTGTACCTGCGCGTCACGTGGGATCGGGAGCTGGTCGACCGGCCCCTGCTGACCGTCGTGCATGCCGACTGTGCCGTGCCTGAGATCCAATTCGGCCTGCTTCGGGCCGTGACGTTCTGGCATGAGCTTCCTTCGGACACTGCCGCTGTATGGCGCCACTTGGAGCGGCATGAGCGAGGCCGCATCGTGCACGCGCTCTACCAGGGGTCGACGGACCGCCTCGGCGAACGGGTACCGCTGACCGAGCACCCCGAGGTCGCTCCGCTCGCCGCCTCGCTCGGTCCCGAGGGGGACACGATCGAGACCGGCATCGACCGCTTGACTGCCGCCTACGTCCCCAACATCCGCCCGAACCGGCGCCACCGCGGCTCGCACCTCGGACTCTCCGACTACGGCGTGCCGCTGTATGACCTGTTCGACGCGCTCGACACGACATGGACCTCGTGGATTCGCGACCTACGCCTCGCCCGTGCCCGACTGATCGTCCCGGACGGCTACCTACGCGATCACGGCCCTGGCCGCGGCGCCTCGTTCGATGACGACCGGGAAATTTGGCAGCTGCTGAACATCCCGCCGACCGAGGCCGGCGGGATCACCCTGTCGCAGTTTGCGATCAGGGTCGAGGAGCACGAACGGACGGCCGAGGCAGCCACCCGGCAAGCGGTACTGTCTGCCGGGTACAGCGCGCAAACGTTCGGCATCGGCGACCAGGTCGCCGCCACCGCGACCGAGGTCAAGGCCCGTGAGCGCAAGAGCATGACGACTCGGGGCCGGAAGTCGCGGTACTGGGCACCGCCTGTCGCCGAGATGCTGCACGTCATGCTTCTTCTCGATCAGCAGATGTTCACCCCGTCCATCACCCCGGAACGGCCACAGACCGTGTTCGGGGACTCCGTGAGTGAAGACGCGACCACTCTCGCGCAGACTCTCTCCCTGCTCCAGCAGGCACAGGCCGTCAGCGTCGACACCAAGGTGCGCATGCTCCACCCCGAGTGGACCGAGTCGACCGTGCAGGAAGAGGTCGCGCGCATCCTCACCGAGACCGGCGCGGCAGTGCCCGACCCGATGCAGGCCGGCACCCTCGTCTGACCTGAGAAGGGGGCCGCGGTGCCAATCCATCCGGGCATGGTCGAGGACCTCTCGGCCGGCGTCCTGGCCCTGTACGCGGATGCCGAGCAACGGCTGCTCGGCATCGTCGCGCGACAGCTCGCCGACGGCGCCGAGGCGCCCGGTTGGGCCACGGCCAAGCTGCGGGATATCCAGGCGCTACGCCGTGGAGCGCAGGGCGTCGTCGACGCCCTCGGCACGGCCATGCAGACCGAGGTATTCGACGCGGTCGCCGAGGCGTACAACGTCGGTGCCCGGTCGGGTCTGGCCGAGCTCGGCGCCCTGGACGACGGCGACGCCCGCCGGATCGCCGAGAGCACGCCCGCCGGCCGTGCCGTGGACCGCCTCGCGCAGGAGACGATCGATCTCGTCAAGGCCACCCACCGCGGCATTCTGCGCGGCGTGGAGGACGGCTACCGGCAGGTGATCGCCGAGGTGTCCGCAACGCCCCTGCTCGGCGTCGACACCCGGCGGCAGGCCACGCAGCGCGCCATGGAACGGTTTGCCGACCGCGGGTTGAAGACGTTCGTGGACCGGGCCGGCCGGTCGTGGTCGATGACCTCGTATGCCGAGATGGCCACCCGCACCAGCGTCGGGCGCGCCGCGGTCGAGGGACACACCGACCGTCTGCGCGCTGCTGGCCTCAACCTCGTGATCGTCTCCAACGCCCCCCACGAGTGCCCACTCTGTAAGCCGTTCGAGGGCAAAGTGCTGTCGATCGACGGCCCGTCGGGGGCGCGCGAGGTGGACGTCGAGCACGCCGTCGAGGACGGCCGCACCGTGCGTGTGGACATCGCCGGATCGCTCGACGAAGCGCGTACCCGCGGGTTCCAGCACCCCAATTGCAGACACTCGGTCGCCGCCTACTTGCCCGGTGTCACCCGCGAGCCCGTCGAGCACTCCACCGACCCCGACGGCTACGAAGCGAGCCAGCGACAGCGGGCGATCGAGCGTGGCATCCGCAAGTGGAAGAACCGTGCCGCCGCCGCGACCGACCCGGACGCGAAGAAGGTGGCCGAGGCCAAGGTGCGCGCGTGGCAGAAGAAGCAGCGCGAGCACCTGGCCGCGCATCCCGAGCTCATCCGGCGCCGCGAGCGCGAGCAGATCGGCGGCGGCAACCTCCCGCCGGCCCGTGGTACGGCTGGGCGGACCGGCACACCGAGTGGCCCGGGGTCGGATGCGGTCGAGGCTGCGCGCGTGCGCTCCGGCGACGCGCGCACCCTGCGCGAGATGAGCGACGAGCAGCTCGGCGCCGCCGTCCGCTCGGACGTCCTCGACCGGCGTGACCGGGACCGGATCGGCTCCGAGGCCGACCGGCGCGACGAGCAGGTGCTGCTCGACCGCGTGCGCCCCGCCGGCCGTCTGGCCGACAACTTGGCCGTCTTCTCCGACGACGAGCTCGCACGCGCCTCCGGCCACCTGGGCGACGACGACATGCTGCGCGTCATGGCCGAGATGGACCGACGCGACATCGACGCCGCCCTGCCTGGCGCCCGCCGCGACCTGATCGGCCTTTCCGAGCGCGAGCTCGCCAACCGCGCGCCCCGCGCCGGCGACACCGAGCGCGCTGCCCTGGATGCCGAGGCGCACCGTCGGCAGTTGCTCGGCAGCGTGTTCCCCGGCGGTCGGCTGGCCGCGGATCTCTCTGGCGTCGGCGACGACGTCCTCGGGTGGGCGATCCGGTACGCCAGGGACGACGACGCGCTGCGGATCGCCGAAGAGCTCGACCGCCGGTACCCGCCGGCCCCGATGCCGAAGGCGGCCGGGGCGCACACCATCGAGGGACAGCTCGCCGACCGCGCCGCCCTCGACGAGGTCCTCGGCCCGGCCGGCGGCCCCGACGACTGGGCGCACCTGGCCGACAACCTGCCCGACGATCCGTACGCGGGTATGTCCTCGGCCGAGCGTTGGGTCGCCGAGCGCGAGGCCGAGCAGCAGGCGCAGCGCACCGCCTACACCCGCGAGCAGGTGCGGGAGATGTACCGCGAGCACGTGTACGCGTCCTACCTCGCTGCTGAGGATGAGCTGCGCGGGGTGCTGCTGTCCCGCGAGGCCGACGCTGCCGGCGTCGACCCGATCACTCTGTTCACCGGGCCGGCGCACGTCGCCTATGCCCGTGCTTCGGAAGAGCTCAAGCGGTGGTGGCAGGTTCACCCGCGCACTACGCTTGCGGAGTACACGGAGCAGGTCACCGGCATACGGAGCAGCGCTGCGGACACCGCCCGCGCCCGCCGCACTGACCACGACAACAAGCTCTGATCTACGGAGGGTTCACGGGATGGGTGCGCGGGTCGACATCGTCCAGGCCATGCAGGACGGACGCCGCGCGGGCGCCGCCGGCGATCGACCGACCGCGTGCCCCTACCCGGCCGGGAACCTGCTGCGCTCCGCGTGGCTGCGCGGGTACGCCGCCGCCCGCCCTCTCCTTAACGAGGCCAACCCCCAGTAGCGGCAGGCGGGAAGACTCCGCCACCGCCCGCAGGTCCCGCCGCTCACCAGGAGCACCGCCGACTCGAAATCGGCCGGGACCACCGGGGCCGCGCCGCCCATTAGTAACCGACCTCCGCCCCGCACGGTGCGGGGGTGAGCCGAACGGGGTCGCAAGCTCGCGCGGCCCCCTTCCCTCTCTTCACGGCCCGCCCTCGGCGGGCCTTTTTCATGCCCGCACACGAGCCCGGAGGGCCCCTTTCCGCATGTCCGAGACCCCCGCCGCCCCCGCGGCAGTAGGTACCGATCCCACTCCGTCAGCCCCGGAATCCACTACCCCGGCGGCCCCGGCCGCCGTTCCTTCGGTGCCCGACTCAGCCATCGAGCAGCAGCTCGTCGACGCGCAGCAGCGCGCGAGCGCCGAGGCTGAGCGCGCCACGCAGCTACAGGCCGCGCTCGACGCGGTGAACAAGGCGCTGAACCCGGATGCCAAGGACGGCGAGCAGGACCCGAACGCGCTCGCCGCCGCGGTCGCCGAGCGCGACCGACAGCTCGCCGACGCCGCCGCGCAACTGCGCACCGCGCAGGTAGAGCTCGCCGCCTACAAGGCCGCCGCCGAGCAGGGCGCCCGCGCCGACCGGCTGCTGAACAGCCGCGTTTTCGTCGACGGTCTCGCCGCCCTCGACCCGGCCGACGCGAAGTTCGGTGAGCAGCTCGCCGCAGCGATCACGGCCGCTGTCGACGGCGACCCCGACCTGTACCGCGCCGTTCCGGCCGGCCCCGCGCGGGGCGGCGCGGAGTTCACCGGCGCGCCGGCCGCGCCTGCCAGGCCGGCCAACCTCCGCGACGCCATCGCCGCCCGGCTTGGCGCCTAACCCCTAGGAGCACCACCCATGGCAATCACCCTTGCCGACGCCAAACTGAACACACAGGACGATGTCGACGTCCAGGTGATCGACGAATTCAGCAAGAGCTCATGGCTACTGGACAACATGACGTTCGACGACGTCGTGAACCCGGCCGGCGGCGGCGCCACCCTGACTTACGGATACACCCGTCTCGTCACCGAGCGCGGCGCGAGCTTCCGTCAGCTTGGGACCGAGTACGGCACCGAGCAGGCCAAGCGCGCCCGCGCGACGGTCGACCTGACGGTGTTGGGCGGCGCCTTTGAGATCGACCGGGTTCTCGCCAATCTTGGCCCCGCCGCGACCGCCGAGGTCGCGTTTCAGATGGGCCAGACAATCAAGTCGGCCACGGCGTTCTTCTCCGACCAGGTCATCAACGGCACCAAGAACACGTCGACAGCGACCGGTTTCGAGGGGCTGTCGAAGATCCTCGCCGGCAGTTCGACCGAGTTCAAGGCGCCGGCTGACTGGTCCGCGCCCGCCGATCAGGCCGCCGCGCACAACGCGCTCGACTCCCTCGATGAGTTCCTCGGCCTGCTCGACGGCACCCCTTCGGCTCTGCTCGGCAACAAGAAGACGATTGCCCGCGTCCGCAGCCTGGCGCGCCGGGCCGGCTACTACAGCCGCACGGAAAACAGCTTCGGGCAGACCGTCGAGTCGTACAACGGCATCCCCTTCATTGACCTGGGCGCCAAGGCCGGCACTGCCGATCCCGTGATCGGCATCGACAGCAAGACCGGCGCAAGTGATCTCTACGCCGTCCGCCTCGGCCTTGATGCCTTCCACGGCGTCTCGGCCATGGGTGGACAGATCGTTCGTCAGTGGCTGCCCGACTTTTCGACCGCCGGCGCCGTCAAGCGAGGCGAGGTCGAGCTCGGCCCCGTCGCCGTCGTCCTCAAGGCGACCAAGAGCGCGGCTGTCTGGCGCGGGATCAAGGTGCAGCCGGCCGTCGCGGGGTGATCGCGTGCGCCGCCCTTACTCGACCCCGGAGCAGCTCTCCACATGGCTTGGCACGCCGGCCCCGTCGGATGCCGAGCGGCTGATCAGTAGGGCGTCGGAGGACATCGACAGTGCGCTGCTGACCGCGATCTATCCCGTAGACGAGGACGGCGACCCGCTCGACCCGCGGATCGCGCAGGCCCTCGCCGACGCGACGTGCGCGCAGGTCGAGTACCAGCTCGCCACCGGCGACGACGGGACGGGCGCGAGCGGCACATGGGACTCGGTCTCGATCGGCCCCGTGAGCCTGTCCGGCCGCACCGGGCGCAGCGCCGGCTCGTCCGGCGTCGAGCTCGCCCCGCGCGCCGACCGCGCCCTGCGCCGTGCCGGCCTGTCGCCCGGACGGATCTACGCATGGTGACCCGCGTCCCGCCGGCCCTGCTGCGCCACCGGATCACCGTCGAGCCGTACGCGGGCGAGGGAGCGTACGGCGCGCAGTACCGGCACGTCATCCCGGACGTGCCGGCGCTCGTCGACTCCTCCCCGCGGCTCGTCCGCGCCGCGGACGGCCGACAGGTCACCGCCACCGCGACCGTGATAGCGGGGCCGACGCTGGACTGCCCACCCGGATCGAAGATCACCCTGCCCGACGGTCGCACCACCACGGCGATCACCGTCAACCACCACACCGCCCCGGGCCTGCCGGTACCCGCCTGTACGGAGGTGAGCTGCGAGTGAGTCAGTCCGTACGGATCCAGTGGAACGGCGCCGCCGCAACCGAGCTCATGCACCGAGCTGCTGCTCGGGGGCTGCTGCTCGGCGCCGAGCATGTGCTCGCCGCGAGCAGACAGCGCGTTCCGATCGCCGAAGGCACCCTCGAACGCTCCGGTGCCGTCTCCGTCGACGAGCAGTCGATGACGGCCGCGGTTTCCTACGACACCCCGTACGCGCGCCGCGTGCACGAGGACATGACCGCCCGGCACAGCCCTGGCCGGTCCGCGAAGTACCTCGAATCCGTGCTGCCAGAGGTATCCGGCGAGGTGCAGGCGCTGATCACGGCGCAGGTCCGGCGCGCGCTGGGTGGCTGATGTCGTACACGACTGATCTCCTGGACGGTCTCGCCCGACTCCTGCACGAGCAGGGCGTCGGCACCTACCGGCCCGAGGGCGTGTACCTCCCGGGCGAGACCGCGATCACCGTCGCCGTCATGCCGCCGGCCCCCGACCGCGCGATCTGTCTCTCGGCCTATGCCGTCGCCGACTCGCCCGTGCTCACCGACACGACGACTGGCGTGCAGGTGCGCACCCGCGCCGGGGCTGACCCGCGCGAGGTCGACGCCCTCGACGACGCCGTGTACGAGCTCGTTCATGCCTCCGGCCCCCACCTGTTCGGTTCCGTGCGCGTGCAGCTCATCACCCGCGCTTCGGGGGCCCCGATCGGCGCCGACTCCTCCGGCCGCATGGAGCGGACCAGCAACTACTACGCCCGCGCACACCGCCGGGCCCCACACCTTGAATAGGAGGCGCATTGGCCACCCCGACGCCGCCGGCCGAGACCGTGACCGCGCTCGCGCGCCGGTACCGGCTGGAGATCAACACCAGCAACACCGGTACCCCCGCGTGGTCGCTGCTCCCCGGCATTACCGAGTTCGCCCCGAAGATCGAGCCGACGCAGCAGGACGTGACCACCTACGACGCCGAGGGGTGGTCCGAGCAGGCTGTGACCATGCTCGCGTGGTCGATCGAGACGACGATCGCGCACCGCGCGCACCCTGTGACCGGCGCTTTCAACCCGACTCAGGAATTCGTCCGCAAGGCTTCCTTGTCGTTCGGTGCCGCGTCCTATGTGAACGTCCGCTACTACGACCGGACCGGCGCCGACGAGGCGTACGAGGGCGTTGCCCTGGTGACGTGGGAGCCCGATGGTGGCGGGCCCGACGAGGTTGACACCATCAAGATCACGCTTACTGGTTCCGGGCCGCTGAAGCCGATTGCCAACCCGGCGCCGGCCACACCGCCGAAGCCTGCCGGGGGTGGTAGCTGATGGCATTCGAGGCTCTCGACGAGCTGCTCGACGAGGCCCTGCACCTGCCGATCGCCGGCCGCGTGTACCGGGTACCTGCCCCGTCCGCCGAGGTCGGGCTGCGGGTACAAGCCATCGTGCACGCGGCCGCTGTTGCCGCGGACGGCGGACGGGCAGACGAGCAGATCCTCGCCGACGCTGCCGAGCGCGACCTGTACGCGGACGTCCTCGGCTCCGCGCACGGCGAGATGGTCGCCGATGGCGTTCCCTGGCCCGCACTCAAGCACAGCGCCCTTACCGCCATGGTGTGGATCTCGCAGGACAAGGCCGCGGCAGAGAAGTTCTGGAACACGGCCGGCGACCCTTCTCGGGTGGCCCCGAACCGAGCAGCGCGCCGCAGCAACCCATCGGCCGCGGCGAGTACGACGAGGTCTCGGGGCTCTACGAGTGGTACGAGTACCCGCCCGGCACCGCCCCGCGCCAAGGGCAAGCAGCGCCGGCACTGACCTGGGCGCAGATCCTCTCCGAGTGGCCGCTCGTCGAGGCGGATCTGCACGAGGTCTACGGCATCGATCTCGGCGACGAGCGCCTGCTGCGCTCGCGCTCCTGGCGGTGGCTGCGACTGCGCATCCTCGCCCTTCTCTCTGCTGAATCGCGGCTCGCACGCGTGCTCACACCCCCGCCCGACTCCCCCGCCCCGAAGGGCGGCATGACCACCCGGAGGTGATGAGCAGTGGCGCTCCAGGTGGGCGAGCTCGCCGCAACTGTCCGCGTCGATGACTCCGGAGTGGGAGAGGGCATGGCCCGCTCGCGCGCCGCCGTTCAGGCGGGCGGTAGCCAGGTCGCCGCCGCCGCGGACAGTGCCGGGCGGCAGGCCGGCCAGGAGCTCGGCGACGGTGTCGCTGAGGGCGCCCAGCGCGGGGGCGAGCGCGCATCCAACGCGCTCCGATCCGGTCTGTCGAAGCTGGGCGCGGCCGTGGTCGGTATCGGGATCGGTGCCGCCCTCATGGGCGGCATCAATCAGGCCATGGAGCAGGGCAAGGTCGAGGGGAAACTGCGCGCGCAGCTCGGCTCCAGCGGCCCCGTGGCTGCCCAGTACGGCAAGGCCGCGGGCGCACTGTATTCGGGCGCGATCGTCGACTCGGTCGAGGACGGCGCAGAAGTCCTCAAAGGCATTGCACAAAATGGGCTGCTGCCGCCAGAGGCGACGCAGTCCCAGATTCAGACGATGGGCCGGAAGGTCGCCGATACCGCGTCAGTCATGGGCGAGGACGTCAGTAAGGTCTCGCGCGCCGTCGGCACGATGATGAAAAACGGCCTCGCGAAATCCGCTGACGAAGCCATGGATGTGCTCGTACGGGGCACGCAGACCGGCACCAATGCGGCCGAGGATCTTCTCGATACTTTCTCCGAATATCCCACCGAATTCAGGCAACTAGGGCTAGACGCTCAGACCTCGATGGGGCTTCTGTCTCAAGGCTTGAAGGGCGGCGCCCGCGATGCCGACGTAGTCGCCGACGCGCTTAAAGAGTTCACCCTGAAGGCGCAGGGGATGGATGACACCACCAAGAAGGCTTACGAGGATCTCAGCCTTTCCGGCGAGAAAATGCAGGAGGTTTTCCAGAAGGGCGGACCAGCGGCAGGGAAAGCATTCGAGGAAGTCATCACTAAACTCCGAGGCGTCCAGGATCCGGCAAAGAAATCACAGATCGCACTCGGCCTCTTCGGCACCAAATTCGAGGACATGCAGCAAGCGATCTACGCCCTTGACCCTGCGCATGCCGTTGAAGCACTAGGAAAGGTGAAAGGCGCCACCGATAAAGCTGGTGACGCCATGCGTGACAACGCGTCGACGAAGATCGAAGTGTTTAAGCGAGCCCTTGAACAGAAGGCCGTGAACTTGATCGGCGGCAAGGTAATTCCTATCGTCGAGAAACTGGCGGACTGGGTTGGGGCAGGCGGACTTGGAAAGGCATACAGCTCCACAAAGAACTTCATTCAAGAGCACTCCACTGCGCTAAGCGTCGCCGCCGGAGTGATCACGCTCGTCATGCTCCCCACCCTCTTGGAGCTGGCCACTCAAGCTGGGGCGACCACGGTCGCGGTGGTGACAGGCTGGATCACGCAGGGCACGGCCGGCATCGCGGCCGGAGCGCGGTTCCTGGCCGTAAATTCGCTGATTATCGGCGGTTGGGCGGTACAGGGCGCCGCTGCCGCTGGCGCCGCGCTGCGCGTGGTCGGCGCATGGGTACTCATGGGCACGCAGGCAACAATTCAGGGCCTGCGCATGGCTGCTGCGTGGCTGCTCGCCATGGGGCCTATCCCACTGATCATCGCCGCGGTCGTGGGCCTGGTCGTGCTGATCGTCGCCAACTGGGACAAGATCGTCTCGGCGACGTCCGCCGCCTGGGATTGGGTATGGAACAAGATTAAGGGCGTCGGCCAATTCCTCGTTGACCTGTTCCTTAATTTCACACTCGTAGGCATCATCATCAGCCATTGGGAATCCATCCGGTCCGGCACTGCCCGCGTCTGGACGGCCGTCGTCGACTGGATCAAGGGGATACCCGGCCGCATCGTCGACTTCTTCCTGAACTGGACACTCCCCGGGTTGATCATCAGCCATTGGGACGCCATCCGATCAGGCACCGCCCAAAAGGCGGGCGCCATGCTTGCCTACGTCCGCGGACTGCCAGGGCAGATTGTCGGCTACTTCGGCAATTTCGGATCCATGCTCTACGGAAAGGGCGAGGATCTCGTACGGGGCCTGTGGAACGGAATTCAGAACATGGGTCCGTGGCTTCGCTCAACCCTGATGGGCTGGGCGAAGAACATGATTCCTGGCCCCATCGCTAAGGCACTCGGCATCCATTCACCGTCGCGGGTCATGCGCGATCAGATCGGCCGCTTCATCCCGGCCGGTGTCGTCGAGGGCATCAAGGCCGGCAGTTCTGCCGTCGATCGCACAATGCGCAACCTCGTATCGGTGCCCTCCCCGCAGTTCGCCACCTCGGGCAGCTCCCCCAACGCCACGTTGTCCGGCGGCGGTTGGGGGCCGGCAGTGCATATTGAGAACTGGAACGCGGGCAGCGCGAGCGCTGATCAGACCGCGGCGGCGCTCGCTTGGCACATGAAGAGCAGGGGGTGACCATGGCCCCCGGCGATCTGGCTCGCGCCGCCGGGCACATTCAGTTCGGCGACTTCCTCATAGGCCCCGGAACGCCCGTCCGCTGGAAGGGCGTTGCCGGGTGGGAGGAGACACCGGGAGTCGATTCCGGCACCGTGCCGCGCTCATCCGCGCACGGCGCCTTCCCCGGCGCGCTGCTCGCGCAACCTCGCACCATCACAGTGAACGACCTCGTGCTGCGCACCGAGCCCGGCGCCATGAGTGCCGCGGTGCGCGCCCTGGCCGCGGCGCACGCGCTGCGCGACGACGAGCTGCCCCTCGCAATCAAGCTCGACGACGGGCCAGCCCTGATGTGCTGGGCCCGGTGCCTGCGCTACAGCGTCCCCGTGGCGTCCGGCTACCGCATCGGTGTCGCCGAGGGCGGCGCCTTGCTGTTCGAGGCGACCGACCCGAGGCGCTATTCGCTGGTCGAGCAGCGCGTCGAGGCGCGTCTGCCGCGGCCCGAGCCTGGCCTCGACTGGCACCTCGACCCCGGCCCCGAGGGGCTGGTGTGGCCGCTGGACTTCGGCCCGCCGGGCAGTACCGGCGGCATGACCGCGACCAACGAGGGCGACGCCCCCGTCAGCCCCTTGATCGAGTTCCGCGGGCCCGTCGACCGGCCGAGCCTGACGAACATCACTACCGGGGACGTGATCGAGTACGACATCGTCCTCGACGCTGCCGACGTGCTCACCGTCGACACCTCGGCCGGAACCGTCCTGCTCAACGGCACAACGTCGCGTCTGGGCACGGTCACCGGGCGCAGTGTCCCCGAGTCGGTATTCACGCTGCTGCCGGGCACGTCGACGCTCGCCTACCGCGCCGCCCCCGGCTCATCCGACCCCCGCTCGTCCGTGGCTCTGATCTTCCGCTCGGCCTACTGGTAAGGAGAACCGCTCCATGACCGTCCGTTCCGCGTGGCTGCTCGGCACCGGGCAGACCCGCGAAGACACCCGCTTGGCCCCGCTCGGGGTAATGGCGCCCGCGGGCGAGATGACCAGCCGCGACGGCGTGATCGCCGGCGGCGCGCCCTTCTCTGCATCGGGGGTGTCGGCGATGCAGGTACAGATCGGTGTCGGCCGCGCGGTCGTGCAGGGCACCGTCGCACAGGGCGCCTACCCGGTGGCGATCACGGCCCCGGAGGTGGTGACGATCGCCGACGGGCACGCCCAGTTCGGCCGTGTCGACTCGATCGTGCTCCGGGTCGCCGACCCGGGGTACGACACCTCTCCGGCCCCTGCCGTCCGCGTCGAGGTCGTCCAGGGCGAGCCGACCGCTACCCCCGCCGCACCCACCCTTACGGGCGCTGCGTTGCGGCTGTGGGACGTCACCGTGCCCGCCGGTATCTCGGCCGGCACCGGGGGCATCACCTGGTCTAGCGCGCTCGCCGACCGGCGGCGCTTCACCAGTGCCGCGGGCGGCATCATCCCCCGCGGCTACGGGCTCGCCTTCGCCGGCTCCTACGACGGGCAGTACCGCGACACAGGGGCAGGGCTCGAACGGTGGTCGGCTAAGGCCGGCGCGTGGCAGCCGTACCCGGCTGACTCCGGGTGGCAGCCGCTCACCCTGTCCTCGGGCTACGGCTGGCCCAACCACGGCACGCCCGCGGCATGGCGCCGCATCGGACCCTTGATCATGCTGCGCGGGCGCATCGGCCCGACGAAAGCCGGGAGCACGATCCCCAACGGCGCGACGATCCTCACGCTACCGGTCGAGGCGCGTCCGGCCGGCGGCAGGGAATTCGCGTGGGCGTCCCCGCGTGACCAGATCAGCCGAGGTCCCTCCATCTGCCGTGTCGAGATTCAGCCCGGCGGCGCGGTGCGCACTTACGAGTTCTGGGAGCTCCCCCAGTGGATCAGCCTTGACGGGGTGACCTATACAGCCGACTGAACCATGTGCGAGGGGGTGAACGTTGATCCCCTATCGCGTCTTGTTCTGCGATCTGCGCACCGACCAACTGCTCGACGTCCTACCAGTACAGGGGTTGGCGTTCGACGACTGGATTGGTAAGACGCCGAGCATGTCCGGCACTATCCCGGTGCCGAATGCCCAAATCGCCGCCCGCGTACGGGAGGCCGTACAGCCGGGCCGTACCGCGGTATGGGTCGAGCGAGGGCGCGAAATATGGTGGGGTGGGATCCTGTGGACCGCGCGCGTCAACAGCAGCAGCCGCGGCGAGCTCACCGTGCAGATGCAGGCGGCCGGCTGGGACTCCTATCTCGATCACCGCATGCTCTATGACACGCTCACCGCGACCGGCGTCGACCAGTACGACATTGTCCGCACGCTCATCGACTACGTGCAGAACACCGTCGGAGGCGATATCGGAATCACCTACGACACGGCCCCCTCGGGCGTGCATCGCGACCGCGTGTACTCCCGATACGACCTGCCGCACATTCGCGACCTGATATCCCAACTTGGGGCGGTCGAGGGCGGGTTCGAGTGGCGCATTGCGTCCATGCGCGATCCCGAAACCGGCTCCCGCGTCAAGCGCCTCCAGCTCGGCTCACCCATCCGTATGGGGGCGAGCGAGATCGTTCTCGACCATCCCGGGCCCGTGCTGGCCTACGGGTGGCCAATTGACGCCACCGTGACGGCGAACGCCTGGCAAAGCCGGGGCGCCAGCACGAACCAGAACCAGGCCGAAGCCTCTGTTCCTCTCATGTCCGGCCTGCTCGTCGCCGACCAGGACCTCGCCGCCGGCTGGCCCCGCCTCGACGGCAGCTCGGACTATCAGACCGTCGTCACGCAGGACGTACTCGACGCACACGCCCGCGCCGACCACGCCCGCGCCCGCGACCCCCTCACCATTCCCGAGATCACAGTGCACCTCGACGGCACCCTGTCGCCGGCCCTGCTCGGCGCCACGATCCGGCTCCGGATCCGTGACCGGTGGTGGCCACAGGGGCTCGACCAGAGGTACCGCGTGATCGGCATGTCCGTCACACCCGCCGAGCGCGGGCGCGCCGAGACAGCCCAGTTGCATTTGGAGACCGCCTAATGGCTGCTGTGCCAGTCGACTTGCTCGACCGTATCCGTGAACTCGAAAGGCAGGTACGACAGCTCGCCGGTCGATCTCAAATCCGCCCAGCAATGAATCAGGTCAGCAAAGGCGACGTGCGCATTGGCGAGGGCGGCACCCTCGGCGTATACGCGCCCAACGGCGCGCAGATCCTCGGCGTTGGCCGCTGGCCAAACGGCGAATACGGCTTGCACTTGGGGCGCCAGAACGGCACGTCCGCACTGACCATTCGGGTTGGCAACGACGACGCCATCCCGCAGCCGCTCCGCCTTTGGGATGCGAAAGGAACCGAGATCTGGGCCGACGATGTGCGTACGGGAGGCATCGCCTTCCCGTACCTCGGCCTCCTCCCGCCACAGGCCAGCAGCCCTACCTTGTGGCCACGTACGAGCAACAGCGATTTCTCTCTGATCGCACAATCCTTCAATTCTATTTGGCAGCCCAAGATTCGCCTTTTCATGCATACGGCTGCCGACAACGGAACAAGCGGTGAAGTGCGTGTACTCGTCGGCGGAAAGGTATGGGGGCCGACCGTGAAAGTCGGTGACGTATTTGACTACGTCGGATTTACCGGCGCCGACCCCGGTTCGCTTGTCGAAATCACCGTCGAGGCCCGTCGCACCAGCGGGACGGGATCCGTCTACGCCCAACCCAAGATGCTCTACGGCCGCGAGACGTAACGCACCAAGGAGGTAGTTCCCTGCTCCCCGAATCCATTCCTACGGTCACGGTGCGCGGGCGTTTTCTCAGTCCCGACGGGCGCCCGCTTTCCGGCAATGTGACCTTTCGGTTTCAGTCGCAACTCACCTTCCCCGAGGCCGACATCATCCTCGGCGGCCCGGTCGTGGCTCCGCTCGACGCCCAAGGGCAGATCGAGGTCACCCTGCCTGCCACGGACGCCCCCGGCATGGACCCCGCTGGCGGCTCGATCACCGTCACCGAAGCACTCTCGGGCATCCCGGCCGGCCGTAGCTATCAGCTCCTCCTACCGGCAAAGCACCCGCACGTCGACCTCGCCGACATCGCCCCCACCGATCCCACCAAGCCCCAGTACGTACCCGTGGAAGGCCCCCGCGGCGACCGGGGCGAGCGCGGCCCGTCCGCGTACGAGGTCGCCCTCGCCGAGGGATACGTCGGCACCCGTACCGAGTGGCTGGCGTCGCTCGTCGGCCCCCGCGGCGCCACCGGCCCCCAGGGCGACCGCGGACCAGCCGGCCCCGTCGGGGCGCCCGGCGTCATCCAGTCCGTCAACGGCTTCTCCACCGCGGCGATCACCCTCACCGCGACACACGTCGGCGCCATCCCCGCCGCCGCGGCCGGCGCCGCCGGCGGCGTGGCCACCCTCGGGGCCGACGGCCGCGTGCCTGCCGCACAACTCCCCACCACAACCGGCGGGGGCGCGGTCGAGTCCGTCAACGACCGCACGGGCCGCGTGCAGCTCGACGCCGCAGCAGTCGGCGCGGCACCCGCCACTCACACGCACACCGCCGCTCAGGTCGGCGCCATCGCCACCACCGCCCGCGGCGCGGCGAACGGCGTCGCCAGCCTGGACGGCGCAGGCCGGCTCCCCGTGGCGCAGCTCCCCACGAGCGTGGGCCGAAACGTCTGGACGCCGCAGGCCCTCGGCTTTCAGGCATGGACCTGTGACCCGTACGGGGTCGCCAACCCCACAGCGAAGTACCTCACGCCGCAGCGGCTCTACGTGTGCGGCATCAACATCACGGAACCGACTCCGGTCAACGCGGTGATCATGTTCTCGCGTGGCTATGGAGGCGTGTCCTCCAACCGGTACGCCGCGGGTATCTATCGCGAGGACGGAACAAAGGTCGTCGGCACAGCGGCGCCGGTCAGCCTCGGAATGGCAGGGCAGACCACTGGCAGCCCACCGCAGATGATCAACACCCACGTCGGGGCGACGCCGATCGCCATGCCCTCGACCGTCACCCTGTCGCCCGGCCGCTACTGGGCCACGTGGGTTCTGGCCACAGGTGGCACAGCGGATTACGCGTACTACCACGTGCAGAACGAGGCCCCCGTCGCCGCCGCCAACTGGTTCTTCGGCACCCCGTTCGCCCGCGCCTGGTACCTCAACGCCCAGTCCGACACTCCCGCCCGACTGTCCCAGGGCGATGCAGGAGTGCTCACCGATCACGACGTTCCCATCATGGCACTCGCCCTTACCCCTTGATCCGCACGCAGCAGATAGGACACATCACATGGCACAGATCGTTCGGGCTGAAATCGCCGTCTCGTTCGGCATCGACGAGAAGAGCCCGCAGGAAGCCGTCGTCCGGCACTCCATCCCCGTCGCCACCTTCATGCCGGGCGGCAGCGTCTACCTGACGCCCCAGGAGAACGAGGCCGCACTCAGGGCCGCCGCCACGGCGTTCGCCGCAGCCCTCCCCACCAACCGCGGATACAACATCGCCGCCCACCTGGTGAGCGAGGCCAAGACCCCCGCCTGAAACCCACTTCACTCCCACACCACCCCGACGCCCCGTGCCCATGGCCGGGGCGTTCTCATGTCTGGAGTCCCTTTCATGGCTGCACCTCTGTCCCCCGACGCCCTGCTCGACGCCCTGCGCGCCGAGGGCGTCAACGTCATCCCCTACGGCGACTGGCGTACCCACGACCGCGGTAACCGTGGCGCCGGCTGGGGTCCGATCAACGGCGTGATCATCCATCACACCGCGAGCTCGGGCACCGAGTCCTCGGTCGAGCTGTGCGTCGATGGGTACGCCGAGCTTCCCGGCCCGCTGTGTCACGGCGTGATCGCGAAGAACGGTGACGTGTACCTGATCTCGGCCGGCCGCGCCAACCACGCCGGAAGCGGAGACGCGGACGTGCTCGCCGCCGTCGTCGACGAGCGGCCGACCCCGGACCCCTCCGACAGCAACGCCGACGGCAACGCGCGGTTCTACGGGTTCGAGTGCGTGAACCTCGGCAACGGCAACGACCCGTGGCCCGAGGCACAGCTCGACGCGATCGAGCGCGCGTCCGCCGCGATCTGCCGCGCCTACGGCTGGGCGGCCGCGTCCGTGATCGGCCACAAGGAGTGGACCGATCAGAAGATCGACCCGCGGGGCTTCTCCATGCAAACGATGCGCGAGCGGATCGACCGCCGCCTCGGCCACGCCCCCGGCAAGCCCGTGCCGGCCCCGGAGTTCGAACCGTTCCCCGGCCGTGACTTCTTCAAGTCGTACCCGCGCTCGCCGATCGTGACCGCGATGGGTCGCCGGCTCGTCGAGGAGGGGTGCAGCGCGTACGCCGCGGGCCCCGGCCCGCAGTGGACCGTCGCCGACCTCCGCTCGTACTCCAAGTGGCAGCGCGCGCAGGGATTCTCCGGCAGCGACGCCGACGGGTGGCCCGGCCGCGTCACCTGGGACGCGCTCCGCGTCCCCAAGGTCTAACTACCTCACCTCGAAAGGAACTCGCCATGACTGATGCTTCCCGCAGGACCATCCGCACCGTGGTGCAGACGGCGGTCGCCCTGGCCGTGCTGCTGCCGGCCATCGTGGACGCCGCCGGCATCCCCCGCGCCCTGCCGTGGGTCGCCGGCGCCCTGGCCGTCGCCGGTGGCCTCACCCGCGTGATGGCGCTCCCCGGCGTTCAGGCCCTCATGCCCGGATGGCTGCGCACCGCCCCCGACCGCGACGCCGAGCTGCGCGCGCTCAACCGCCCTCGGGACGGCGCCCGGTGACCACTCCCCCGCCCGACCCGACCCCGGTCGCCCTAGAGCTGGAGCGGCTGCGGGCGGTCGCCGAGGTGGGGTTCGCCCGCATGGACGGGTCGCTAGCGCTACTCGTGCAGCGGGGCGACCAGACCGACAAGGCACTCGCCGAACATCGGGCCGAGATCGACGAACTCAAGCGGGGCCGGTGGCCCCTTCCGAGCGTGGCCGCCGTGGTCGCGCTCGCAGCGCTGCTCCTGTCCCTCTGGCAGACGATCACCCACTGACACACAACGCGCCCCCGGTACCGGCCTTGTGCCGGCACCGGGGGCGCTCTTTGTCGTTGGTGGGCATGAGGCAGGGCCCGGTCGGCGGCTGTCGACCGGGCCCTGCGTTCGGGGATTCACCGGGCGGGATACCTTTGCGGCGGCCGGCGCGGGAGTCTCCCCGGTCCTATACCGCCCGCCTCATCGTGGCCGGGCGATGCAGGACGGCTGCGGCGCCATGTGCGGCGCGCTCGACGGGCGTGCCGACGTTGCCGACGACCTCGCGCAGCGAATTTCCTCTCGTCCTCGATCGAGGCGAGTACCGTCACCGTGACGGGCGCCTCGTAGCAGTGGCACCGGTACCGCTTCCCGGGACTGCCGATCGGGGGCGGGGTGAAGCCGCGGTGTGGATCGGGCAGCAGCCACCAGAGCAGGAGCAGCAGAAGGAACAGGGCCGCCCCCGCGAGGACGATGGACCCGACGACGACGGGCCCGGGGTCAGCGCCGCGCATGGCCGGCTCCCTTACTCAGGGGGGAGGGACGTCGGCGGACGAGCGACCGTAAGCGCCGCGCTGCGCGCGCGAGGCGCGGCTCGGCAGGGGCGACGTCAAGGCCGACGTACTCGGCGAGCTCGTAGGCCAGCTCACGGGCGAGCTGCGGTTTGAGCTCGACCATCAGGCGCGTGTCGAAGTAGAGCCAAAGCACGCGGGTGGTGCGTAAGCCCACATGACTCAGGCTGAAGCGCTGGGGCTTGATCACGCCTGCACCGGCCCATCGGTGGGCAGCTCGAACGACACGCACGTTGCGCGCCGGTGACCGTTCCACGTTCGAGCGACGCGGTACCAGCTCGCGGAATTGCGCATGATCGCGAGCAGCGGCTCGGCGTCGAGGTCGGTCTGCCCCAGGTAGCTGAAGGGGCGCGCGTCGGTGTCGCTGTCCTCGACCTCAAAGATCACGAAAGCGTCGTGCACGCATACGCTCACGGTGAGCACCGGGTGCTCGGGCGTGCGGTCGAGGACGTACGCCATCGCGTCGGACACGCAGATGAGCGCGTCCTCGATCAGCTCGGGGTGGGAGCGAGCGAGGATCGCCCGCACGGACTCGCGTGCGACGCGGACCGCCGATCGAGTGGCCGGGACGGCAACGCAGTAGGTCTTGCCGTGGGTGGTGCTACTGGTGGTGCGGGGACTGCTGAGCGTGACTGTACTCATGGGGCGTCTCCCATCCGTCGTAGCCGCGCACCTCACGCCGTCCGTGGCTCGGCCGCCCCCCGGAGTGCCCGTCAAATGGCATGCAGGCGGCTGCACTTCGGGTCTTCCCGGCGTGCTGCGCGGTGCTGTCAGGACCATAGGGCGATGCCGGGAACCGATGCAACCTTCTCGGTGAAAATGTGCACCGGCTAGACCCTGCGAAGGTCACACGCGAGACTGTCCGCACCAGACCAGGGGAGGAACGGCATGCCACCAAGGACGGCACCGACGGGACGACAGCAGAGGCTCGGCGCCGAGCTGCGGAGGATGCGCGAGCAGGCCGGCCTCTCCCCACTGGACGCCGGCCGCGAGCTGGGAGCCGACCGCACACGCATCAGCAACACCGAGGCGGGCCGGCTCGGATTGAGCGCGGAAAGAATCCGGACCTTTGCGCGCATCTACTCATGCCCCGACAGCAAGTACGTAGACGCCCTTGTTGCCATGGCGGACGAGCGGGGTAAGGGATGGTGGGAGGAGTACCGGGGAGCACTCTCCCCCAGCACGCTCGACCTTGCAGAGCTGGAATACCATGCTTCCAGCTTGACGGTTCTTCAGCTCGCGTACATCCCGGGACTTCTCCAGACCGAAGAATACGCACGGAGCCTATTCCTGAACACGGTTCCACCGCTTGCCAAAGTAGATGTCGAGCGCCGCGTGTCGTTCCGGATGCAACGGAAGTGCGTCATGCAGAGAACCCCAGCGACCCCTTGTACCTTCGTGGTCCATGAGTGCGCCCTGCGGATGCTTCACGCCGGCGTGGACGGGCAGCGTCGACAGCTCGACAGGTTGATTGAGGTCAGCAGTCACGAGGGGGTCACCGTTCGCGTGATCCCATTCGCGGCCGGATCGTTCCCGGGAGCTAACACGTCTGCCACATTCGCCGAAGGCGTTGTCCCGAAGCTGGATACAGTCCAGATCGACACTGCCCACGGCTCGCTATTTCTCGACGCCGAAGCGCACCTTGAGAATTACCGGAGCATTCTGAGGTACGCCAAGAAGACCGCCCTCGCCCCCAAGGAGTCGAGGGATTTTATCCGCAACATCGCAAATCAACTGTGAAGGCATGGAGATGTCGGAAGTCAAGTGGAAGAAGTCGTCCTTCTCTGGCGATAGAGATGAATGCGTGGAAGCGGGTGCGCTCAATGGGAAAGTCGTGCTCCGGGAAAGCGACGACCCCGAAGTGATCGTGTCCACCACGCCCGCCAAATGGCGAGCCTTCGTTCTCGGCGTCAAGGCCGGGGAGTTCGATCACCTGATCTAGCGATCTTCCACGCCTCAGAGCCCTCCATCTCCGCAGGTGGGGGGCTTTTGGCATATGCCGGTGCAAGTGTTTTCCGGTGCACCATTGCACCAAGGCTTGGGCGGCGCTACGGTCTCCCCCTGCACCGCCGCGCCGCGGAGCGGTAGGCGAAGCCCGCGCCCGGCGCTCGGTGCAACTCCCGCACAACGATAGCGAGTTGGACGGGAGTCCCCCCGAAACCCTCTCCCCCTGCCCCCTTCCCTGTCGGCAGGGGGAGAGGGCCCCAGGTCCAAGGGAGCGCGCAGGGCACATGACACGGGCGGCAGAGAAGGCAAAGGCAGCGACAGCAGCGGCACTTGCAGCAGACGCAGCAAGAACCGACGAAGGGTCCCGGCGTGTGGTGGGACAAGCACTCGTCACCAACCGCCATGGCCACACCCTCATGGTTACCCGCCCGTCGGGATCGCTTGAACTTCCCGGCGGCGAATCCAAATTGGAAGAACCCGCCGTGCGGCCCGCCGCCTACAGCTTGCGCCGCCTCGGACTCCACAACACGCCCGGCCCCCTCCTGACCGTCGACCACATGGAAGCCATTCCGCTTGGCGCCACAGGTGATCGCTTCACCTTCATTTTCTACTGCGGACAGCTCACCGATTCCGAGGCCGCCGCCCTCCTCGCCAGCCCGCTACCGGACGACGTGACCGAACTGACGTTCTTGAACCCGATCTACCTTCACCCGAGCCTGTCACCGTACGACAGACGGTGCCTCGACGCCGCCCTCGCCGCACTCAGAGACAAGACCGGCACCCCCTACCTACGCAACGGAATCCGGAGCACCCGCCCCCTCCACCTGCCCACCTGA